CATGGTTTTCCTGCCCATTTTCCGCCAAGTTGAACCCAACCTTTCTTACCATCCGAAGATTTTGATTTATTAAACCAATCATGAAGACCTTCATCTCCAGATTTTGTTTCTTCATATGCAAGACCACGCTTAGTATGCTTTACTTCTCCTTTTTGTTTTACAATTAATTTTTTTGAAGTTGTTGCGAAGTTTGCCGTTGGATTTTCATCTGGCATCGGTTTTTTAGGGTTATCATAAACATCAACATCACCATCAACATCACGATCAACATATTGAACTGTTGAGTGATGAACTAATTGCTTTAAATCTAAATTAGGATCTAGCTGATGTTGCTTTCCTTTTAGGTGTGGTGTTTTATGAGAAAATCCTTGGTTTTTCATTCAATACTTTTTGATTCTGTTTCTTCACCGTTTGCCCTCTTTTTTCTCGCCGCACAATGAGCACGTTGAGAAAAACCTTTTGGATTTGAGCAATCAATACTCTTCTTGTATTTATTACTCCACTCCTCTCGAAACTCTCTAAATGTCTTCATTTTGAGTTTGTTGCTTTAAAAATTTTGCCAGTTCTGAAGTGGACCCAACAAATAATGCATTATTAACTGTTGTTGGACCCTTTTGTTTATCTTCCTCAATATCTTTTAATTTTTTTTGAAGTTCCATCAGCTTATCTGTAGCATCGGCAACATTTTTTATAAGTTGACCTGCAACTTCATATGCTCTTGGCATTTCACTTTCCTGCGCTAGTTCCAGAATTCCATTAATAGCTTCTTGACCTTTTTCAATTAGAGAGTATAAATTTCCCCTCGTGTATTCATAATCTTTTTTAATATCATTATTAACACTTGCAAAATTATTATTTTCTACCTTTTCTATGTCAGAAATGTTATCCTTATTTGATTCTACCAATTCACAATCTATACTAATATTATCATCTATATCAAAAGATTCGCTTAAATTTTTAAAGTTTTTTGTCATTTTCATGAAAACGATCCACTAAATCCAAAATCATCCCCATCTTCAATTAATTCATTATCTGAACTTGTTATTGATTTAATTTGTGCTCCAGACAAATGTGAAGTGATAGTAGTGCTATCCATTCCCCTTTGAACTGTAATAATGTTTCCGGAAATAAGTTTTACATAAACTTCTTCTCCTTCTATATCTAAATAAGTTCCAGTTGAAATTGAGGATGAATTATTTACTTCAATTAATGTATCTTCAGTTGAAATATCTTTTATTAAAGTTGCAACAACAGTTCCTGTATAATTCTTGATTGCTCTTGGTTCGGATGAATATGTTATTTCTCTTGTCGGTAGATTTGTTCTATCACCAGCAATAAATCCAATAGTAGATTTCTTGATAATATCCTTGGTTGCGGAAGATACTGGACCAAATAGATATGTCTTCACACTAAATCTTAATGTATAAATTAAAACTCTTCTTGAGTTGAAATTATCCTCATAGTCATCCTGCATTGTGATATTCTCTAAAATAACAGGAACATCCCTTTTTTCATTTATATCATCAACCAACTCCACAGTCATAGTATATGCTGGTTGAAAATATGGTAAAATTTGCTCAATAATTTGCAAAGCATCATCATTCAATTTTGACATAATGCTAAGTTCAAATTGCATATTATAGGGAACTGGTAGATATGATTTTTTTGTTTCCGATCCGTCGCTTGATGATTTTACTGTAAAAGTTTGTGTTGTTGTAGCTTTTCTTGTTTGATCATATGTAAGACCAATAAATTCAAATGACATTCTGGGTAATGTTATTTGAACTGGTTTATTCAAATCCGGAGATTGTTCTAATCTAGCTAAAAACTTTTGAGTCGGTCCATATGCAAGTGGTACTTTTATTACACTTTTAACTGAACCAGAATTATCCGTATGCTTAATACTTATCTCATTGAATAAAGAACCAAAAGAAATTACAGTCTTTCTTAAAATTTGATGGTAAAAATACTCAAACATTTTGTATATCCTTTAACAATTTTTAATCTAATAATGCCTATTTAGTACTTATGGCATACCAAATGGATTGGTTTCACTAAAATCTATAATATTATTAGATTCTTCTTCAATTTCATCATTACGGGAAAATCCATCACTAACAGGAAATGTACCTATTGTCTTTAAGTAGTGTGATGCACTTGATGCAGATCCAACTATGTTTTCTCCCAAAATGAATTCACCAGTAACATTGGAAACTTCTAAAATATTTAAATTTGAGTTCCATGATCTCACTCGTCCAGTTACTCCACTTTGAGATCCTGTAACTAATTCGTTGAATATAAATGAACCAGATGAAATTAAAGAAGGATTTGCTATTTGTATTGTTGGAGGTTCTGTATAACCAAGACCTGCGTTGGTTATATTGATTGCTGTTATAGATCCAGCAGCAGAAACTACTGCTGTTCCTGCTGCAGAAACTGAAGAAATTCCAGTAAAAGTAACCAAAGGTGGATTTGCATATCCAGAACCGGAATTTGTTATCGTAATAATTCCGACGATACCATCACCTATAGTTGCGGTTGCAGATGCTCCGCTTCCTTCTCCACCAATAAATCTTACTTTTGGAGATACTGTATATCCATATCCAGGATCAGTAATTTGTACACTTTGTACAGACTGTGCCTGTGGATTTAAATTATCATTACAAACTACTATTCCACCAATCATTTTTGCAATTGCTCTTGCAGTTCTTCCTACGAAATTGGAAGATATCCCAACTAAAGGAGTTGATGTATATCCACCACCTCTATTTGTTACCGTTATATACCTGACACCACCATTAACAATTCCTGTGATTGCACTGGCAGTTGCACCCAGACCAACCATATTCAATCTTACTATGTTTCCTACTGCAACAGAGTCTTCTTCAAAACTTCCACTTATGTTATCATCAATTTCTTCAATTCCAGTATCAATCAGTTCATCTTCGTAGCGGAACAATTCGCATTTTAATTGATAAGTATATAAACCTTGTAGTTGATAAAATGGTTTTTCATGCTCAACGTATTTAATTTCAAATAATCTGTCACCAAGAGGAAAATAAATCAAGTCTCCCTCTTTTGGTCTTGATGAAAGTTTTATATTTGGTTGATTTTTTATCAATGGTGAAATATAAGTTTTAAATCTTTCTCTTGAAATTATTAAATTTACTTCATTTAATGCTTGAATTCCAAATTTAGATAAAATAGTAGTGTTGTCTCCATAACCTTCAAAATTATCTAAATATGCCTCTATTGGGTATGCACTCTTAAATTCGGACTCAATAAGTTCTCTTATTACTTTTTTTGTTGTTATATAATATCTTGGAAGATAATATACTTCAACGCCATACATTCTAAGTTGTTCATTTATTAAATCTTGAACAAGACTCTGCTCTGTTTTTGATCCTTGAAGAAAAAATGGATTTAGCATGGTTTATCCTATCATATCCAATGGTGGTAATTCATAAGTATTGGACATTTTTTCCATCAAATTATCTATTTCCTTCTGGGCATCATCATACATTTGCCTACCATTTAGTTCAACGCCACCTGGAAGTTTAACTCCAATAAATTTCATCATATTTTGACCCCACTGTCTTTTTATAAGAGATGTTAAATAAGTCTTTAAAAAGGAATCATTCCATACTTTAGAGTATTCGTTGGGATTTAGTGTTGAATAGCAGTCAATTATAAAATATTTTTCACTAGTTACCGATGACCAATCAATATCCAAATACAATCTATCTTGTCTTTTATTAAATCTAATTTGTTTTTGAGTATTTAATAGAAAATCCAAATCTTCTAGGTAAGTCTTTACCATAGAATAACTTAAAAGTTCTGTTGATCCCCAATAATAAATGTCGTTCAAAAATAGTTGATACTTAACACTAAACATATTGTGTGTTATGGTGTTAGAACCATCAAAAGTAAAAATTTTATTTACGCCAATAACATTGGATGGAACTTGAAGGTAGTTACTGTTCTCTTCATAAGAAAAAGTTACCGAAGTTCCTACTATGTTAGTTGTTGCTGTTGTTGTTACAATTCCAACAGAATTGTTATTTAGTCCCCTAGACCTTCCACGAGCAATATCATCTTCAGTTACTCTATACTTATAAAAAGTTGGATAAACCCCATCAAAATGCCTTTCTTGGAAGAACTGAATTGCATCATCAACCAAGTCATCTATTTGCTCATCAGCTACATTAATTTCTAAAACTGGCGCTCCCAGTTTTCTTTTACAATAATCTATTAGTTCTTGTCTAGTAGATGGTTGCGCCATTTATTTAACCCTTTGAAATATTTATTAATTGGAAGTAATCAGTTGCGATACAACTTCTTGTTGCTTTAAATATAACTTAAAATAACATTTTGCAATATTTTTTGCATCTTCAATATTATCTATATTATCAATCTCGGATGCTACTTTAAAATATTCAAAACTTTTACTCAAATTTTCTAGTTCTATGTTGTCTGGGTTCATTTTGCCAAATTCCTCAATAAAGTTTTAATCTCATTAATATCATTTTTAATATTATTCAAATCATTTTCAATATTCTGAATCTTTTTATCATCTTGGTCTTTTAGTTTTCTCATTGATAAGTATTTTTGATATTCATTCATATTAGTGTTAATAATGCAATTGGTTTCCAAATCTCTTATCAAATTAACATGACCATCTACTTTAGCATATCTCATAATTATGCAAGAGCAATAACTCTTAGATTCTTTATCCTAGGAACATAAACTTGATTTGTTGAGGTTCCAATTAATTTTATTCTAAAATGTCTAAATGAAGGTAAATTATCTATTGTAAATGTATGTTCTCTATAATCAACCGATATTTTTTCGGATAATGATGGAACTATGTAATTATCGGAAAGACCGTCATTATTTTCTGGATTTATAATCTCCATATTGGAATCCAAGTTCATATAACCGGGGAATGGTACAAATATTGGTGCAAAATTTGGATTCTCACCAATAGCATAGAATGCTCTTATATTTGAATATGGATTTGTATGTGCATCTAATATTATTTTAATGGATGATGCAGATGCCTCAAGTACAATTTCCTTACTTACGTATTGGAATGCAGTCGGATCTTCTACTATGCTATTTACACGATTATCTGTAGGATAATCCAAAATTACATCATTAACTTTATTTGATGACAATATAGTTGATACTGATTTTTCATCTATTGTTGGGCTTATTGTAGGTGTCGTCGATGACAAGTACAGTCTTAAAGATAATGATTTTTCTCCAGATAATCTTAGCGTCTCATTTAGATTTGAGCATACTATTCGGGAAGAGTCTAAATAATTGTTCTCATTTATTGTCACTGGTTCATATCCATTATCAATAAATGAAACTTCATTACCACTCAAACTCTTACCGGTAGTTGTTCTAACTTCTGCTGAAATAGAAGTGCCATTTACTGTTGTATTGACAACGTTTGGTTGAATAGCTTCAAAATGAATATTTTCAGAAGCTCTTATATTTTCTCCACCATCAGATTTAGATTCATCAATGAACAATAATGGGAATCCTTCTGATTCATTACTTCTATCAATGCCATTTAATGAAGTATCAATCTTAATGTGATAAGAGTCAAAAGATATTGGATCTGATATAATAGAAGTATCTACATCTGATAATAAATGAGATTTGTTAATTCTTCTTAAAGAAATACCATTTAATTCATATTTTGAAATCAATGTTCCAATTTCATACTGTTCTGGAATATTTCCTGTTGAGAGAACATTTCTAACAATTTCTCCACCAATAGAACCAGAAGAAACTGAAGTATATTCAATAACTTCAGTTCCAATGAGAGCATATCCTGGATTTGTTGTTCCCACACCAACACCTTCAAATGTTGCAAATGATGAAGAATCTTCTACTAAAATAGAACTTGTTGAATTTCTTCCATAGGATGAAGTCAATTTAGTTGGTGGTACGTCACCCTCTACTCCAGAAATAGAAACATAGTTTTGATCCGAATGCATTCCATGGTTTTTGTGATTGACCTTGATGTGCAATCCATCACTTACAGTTGATATTTGCGATATAGTTACGCTTCCCGGATAATTTAAGGATGTTGTTCCAACACCATTTATATATTTTAAAGTATTTGCAATATTAACATCAAATTCTCCTTGAACATTATCTAGAATTAATTGATTAACTGATGTAATAATACCAACAGAGAATCTTGCATTTAATCCAACATCTTGAGTACCTATTGAAGAAATTCCAAGAACATCTCCAACAACATAACCACTTCCCCCATTAGCAATTGTTGCACCTGCTGCGACAACTTCGCCATTAGTAATTGTAATGTTTGCTGTTGCATCTTTTCCACTTCCAGTTATGGAAACTAATTTTACACCATTAAATGTAAATGTTCCGGATGATGGAGTATATCCTATTCCAGGATTTATTGTAGTTAAGGTTCCAAAAGCAGACCCAGCACTTCCAACATAATCACCTCTTCCAGTTTTATTTGATTGGATTATAGTATTTCCTATTACCAATCCGCCATCATTTAAAGAAGAAGATAAATCAATTTTAATTTTTTTGGAATTGAAGTTTAATGAGTCTGGATATAGTTTAGGATGATTCAAATTCTCAATACTTCTTATTGGATTATAGAAATTGACAATTCCAGACTGCACAAAATCTGCTCTGTAAAGAGTATATTTCAAGTCTTCTAATGGACTTGCTATCCAAGTTGTTGAATTTTGCGATTTAAACAGAGATTCATAAGTATTTTGTTGACTTACAAATGCACCAGTTTCAAGATCGTTTTCCAAAACTCTTGATATGAATACAGAATAATCCGGGGACTCTGATCTTAAACAAATACAATATTGTTTTCCACCTTCCAAATAAACTGGTGATTTAAAGAAAAATGAAGTTGCAATTGTACCATCATTTGAAGTTTTGCCTTGAATGTCTTTTGGATTTAATGATACATCTGAGAATGGAACTATAACCGTGGATGGATATCCTCCAACCATTGTTCGAATATCTAGATTAACAGGTTCTTCCGTATTAGTTGGAATTGTTTTAAAGAAAATATCACATCTTGTTAAGAAGACTCCAGTTGTTTCCTCAACTAAGAAGGACTGTGCAAGAGGATCTTTCTTTTTACATCTGTTTTTAATATTTGCACCTTGCGACTTTAATTCCTGTACAAGAATTCTTCCTTGCTCAGGTGTAATGTTTCCACCAGGGAGTCTATCAATCCTAATTCCCGCATCTCTTGCAATTTGGTTTAAAACCCGTCTATCTGAACCAGTATAACCAAGGTCTCTACCAGCATCTGCCAAACGCCCTTGACCTGCTGTTGCAAGAACTGGTCCGCCTCTATTGATAATGAGAGGTGCATTGGATGGTTCTACTGGAGTTGGTATTGAAGTTACTGGTTGACTAGAACTTGGTTGTATTGAAGATGAAGGGGGTGGAGAGTATACAGGTGTATTATCAACAGTATTTGAAGAAACTGTTTGTGTTGTAGTATCTTCATCAATCAATCTACTAACATTTTCTCCTCTTTCCGGAGATATTTCGCTACTGGTAATAACTGGATTTTTGACTGATATAATGTTTTCTTGAACTGTCTCTACTATTCCACTTGAAACAAAATTTTCATCTGCTCTAGTGGAATTTCCGAGAAGAGTGAATGTTTTGGTGCCGGTACCAAAACTTATAGTGCTTGTGTTCGGTAGATAGAAGGATCCAATTAGAGTTGATGTATAATCTGGTATTAGTCTATTTCTTTGTGTAGATAATATTGCTTGAGCACCGCTAGTTGTCCCATAAAATGTAACATCCGATGTTATAAATCCCGAATATTGTGATTCATAATCAGATAAAGATTCGGTATCAATATTCAATATATTTGAAGAAGATGAATATTGTTCTTCTATTATCTCATCTTGATTCTGAGAGTATGGACTTATTATAAAAATATCCGAAGGACTATCTACTTGACCAAACTTATGGTTTGGTGAACAAATTCTAAAAATTCCAGTTATTGTTTTTCCGTCACCACTTATTGCCCTAACATTTTCCCCAGATTGGAATATTCCCTGTACCATCGAAATCTGAATAAGTTTCGGAATACAATATTGATCGACAACTACATTATCGAAGATTGGAATTACTTCGGACAACGGTTTTAGATTTCTAGCGACAAATTGAATATTTCTCGCTCTCATTGTAAGAGAATTATCTCTCTTAATAACTCTATCCCCTAGAGTTATCTCTTGTTCCGTTGATGATAGTTGTATTCTTGAACCTGTTCTCTCTTTATAACCAGTTTCATAAGTTTGTGTTACATAATCTTGAAATACTGTAGTGGTAGTAAGATATCCTGCAGCATCTACTTTATTATATTGTTCTCCCTTTTTAATAGGATCTTTTACTTCAGTTCCATTCCAAACTTCTTGCCAATCATTGTAAGTTGTTGGTGAAAATCCATCTTCTCCAATATCAAATACTTTTCTAGCTAATTCATATGCACCATCTATAATTGTCTTTGTTGATGCTTCTCTTTTAGTTCCGACCCAATTATCACTAAATGGTGTTAACTCCAGAATTCCTGTCCAATAGTTGATAATGAATGGAGTAACACTTTCTGGTCTTGTAGCAATTTTTTGAGAATTCCACTCAACTTCAGAATAATCTAGGGTGATTAAAGATCCATTCTTTACTACATTTATACTATCAATATTAGTATCATTTTCATTTCTGAAAGGAGTTAAATTTATATTCTTGCTTGGATTAAGTGGTCTTAATTCTTGATTTCTAGTATCTACTGAGTTTTTAATTTCAAATGAATTGTCTTGTAGAGTCTGTGGTGAAAGACCGCTGACTGAAAAATTATCAACAAAAAATCCAGACTTAAATCTGTTTAATCCAAAAGAATCTTGAATTGTTAGACTTTCAACTTTATTCTCAAGCAGAGATAGTGAAGAATAGTACTCAAGATTTTTTATTCTATCCTCAAGTTTTTTAATATCAGTCATTCTATATCTCTTATGAGATATAAATTCTATAGATGCTTGAGAAGTGTTGTAAAGATATGGTGGTAGTGTTATGGAAGCAATTTCTAGAGAATCATCTACTGGTATTGGTTTTTCTGGATTTTCTGATGGCGTTCCTATTTTTAAATGAAACTTTCCAGTCTTGTTTAAATAAATTCTATCAATTCTTCCCAAATAGAATGAGTAATCTATATCAATAGATTCATCTGATGCTAAAGAATTTTTTGCAGAATTTCCAGATGCATTAAAAATTCTTCCATAAAACTCCAATGGAGATCTTAAATTTTCAGAAACACTATATGAATTAACTCTTGGTCGAATATCAATCAAATCAGTTAGTCTTATTCCATTTACAGAATCAATTTCTTTGGAATAATCGCAACTAAAATAAGAATTTGCAGTTGTAATATCTCCATCATCAGAAGAATCATAATACAGATTTGAAAAATATATTTTTAATGATTTAGTTGGCGATGAATAATTTGATTTTCTAACAATTCTTCCATAATCATAAATTGTAGATTTTTGTCCGGGATTGAGTGTATAATGT